GGTCCCCTTGATCGTAGAGCCAGCGCAAAAAAACAACAGATAGGCAAGGCAGACAGCGTAGCCACAGTGCCAGTGAGTAGATTGGGCGGCACACAGTTGGTTATGGATGACGGCAATGATAGATACCATAGAGAAAAATCTGCCGCCGAAGGTCCAGTAAAATACATCGATCTATTAGACCCTGTTAACCAACGAAAAGGCGACACCGGATCTGCAACTATCCCAGCCAGTGAATATTTCAGAGTACGAACTAGAACCGGACATCAGATTCTGATGCACAATTCAGAAGATTTAATCTACATTGCCAATGCTCGAGGCACAGCATGGATTGAACTGACCAGTAACGGCAAGATAGATATATTTGCCGAAGACAGTATCAGTGTGCATACTCAGCAAGACCTCAACATACGTGCCGCTCGAGATATAAATCTAGAAGCCGGCAGAAATATCAACATGAGAACTGAATCAGGCAAGTGGCATGTGGAAATAGCCACTGACATGGAGTTCCTAGTTAATGCAGATGCTAAACTCACAGTAGGTGCTAACCTTGACATATTAGTAGGAGCCAAGACCAAGATATCCACTAACAACGATTTAGATATTGCGTCTGGAGCAGAAACCAAGATTAGCTCTACATCAGACATCAGTCTCGGCAGTGGTTCTGAGCTTAAACTCAACGGTACCAAGATCAATTTCAATGGCCCAAACAATGCAGAAACTGCTGCGGCTGCTGACTTTGTGAAACCCTACGATCTTAGAGATAATCTAGCTACCAGCACAGCAGCAGGTTGGGACAAGCGTTATCAAGCAGGCATAGTGAAAAGTTTCATGAAGCGTATACCCATGCACGAACCTTGGGCATTGCACGAGCATAGAGCACCGGACCAATTGACTCCGGATAAAACAGATAGGGATATTTAATTATGGCCACAAGACTATACAATCAACAAACAGCAGCTCAGCGTTCTGCTACAGTGACTCAGAATCAAGGTCAATTCACCTACAAAGGATTCAGTTCTAAAGAAGCCAATAAGAATTTCAAACTCTATGACATTAATCTTGTCAAGCAGGATTTGATCAATCATTTTTATATTCGCAAAGGTGAAAAATTAGAAAATCCAGAATTCGGCACAGTGATCTGGGATATGTTATTCGAGCCATTTACACCTGATGTAAAAGAAATCATAGCCAAGGATGTAGAAACTATTATTAACTATGATCCTAGATTTGCAGTCACAGAAATCAACATAGACAGCACAGACCAGGGCATGCGTATACAGGCAGACTTAGTGTATATTCCGTTTAATATCACGGAACGTATGACCATGAACTTTGACAAAAACAATAGTGTAATTAACTAAGCAGTTTATTTTTAAGGGTAAATATTGGTATGACCACAACCAGCAGACAAAACAATCTCATACTAAATCAAGATTGGACTCGGATCTATCAGACGTTTAGAAACGCCGATTTCCGCAGCTACGACTTTGAAAATCTGCGAAGAGTTATTATCACATACCTTCGTGAAAACTATCCAGAAGACTTCAATGATTACATAGAATCGTCAGAGTACATGGCGTTGATAGACGCTGTGGCATTTCTGGGCCAGAGTCTGGCATTCCGTATAGATCTTGCCAGCCGCGAAAATTTTATTGAGTTAGCCGAGACTAAAGAAAGTGTATTGCGTATCGCTCGCATGCTCAGTTACAATGCTAAACGCACAGTTGCAGCCAGCGGCTTATTGAAGTTTACAACAATATCTACCACTGATACTATTATAGACAGCAACGGAAAAAATCTTGCTCAACAGTTAATTACTTGGAACGACCCTACCAATGCCAACTGGTTAGAACAATTTCTAACAGTATTGAATAGTGCAATGGCAGACAACACAGAATTTGGCCGTAGTCAGGGTTCTGCTACTATTCAAGGAATTCCTACAGAACAGTATAGATTTAGAACAGTGACCTCCGATGTGCCGTTGTTCTCGTTTACTAAAACTGTGGCCAGTAGAGGTATGAGCTTTGAGATAGTCAGCACCGCTTTTAAGAACAGCGAAAATATCTATGAAGAGCCACCTGTACCTGGCAACCAAATGGGCTTTGTTTATAGAAACGACGGTGCCGGGCCAGGCAGTGCTAACACAGGATTCTTTGTGCAGTTTAAACAAGGTACATTGGAATTAGCAGATTTCACCGTAGAGGTACCCACCACTAATGAAAAAATCGCTGTCGATGCAGGCAATATCAACAATGATGATGTATGGCTATTCTCTTTAAATTCACTAGGTGCTCAAATAGAAGAATGGACCAAAGTGTCATCTCTGGTAGGTAACAACATTGCATATAACAGCGTGACACAAGATATTCGCAACATCTATGCTATCAACACCAAAGAAAATGATAATATTGATCTTGTGTTTGCAGATGGCGTCTATGGTAATCTACCGCAAGGAGCTTTCAGAGTATTTTATAGAACCAGTAATGGATTATTGTATACCATATACCCTAATGAATTAAGGGGTATTAACATTTCTGTGCTGTACAGAAACAAAAACAATGTTGAGCATACTCTGACCATAGGACTGGCATTGCAGAACACTGTGGCAAACTCAGCAGCATCAGAAGACATAGATAACATTCGTGCTAATGCACCTGCAGTTTATTACACCCAGAATAGAATGATCACTGCAGAAGATTATAATCTAGCACCATTGTTGGGTTCACAGAATATTGTAAAAATTAAAGCAGTGAATAGAACATCCAGTGGTATCAGTAGAAATTTTGACATTCTTGATGCTACTGGAAAATATAGCAGTATAAATGTGTTTGGTGACGATGGCTACATTTATAAACAACAAGATGAATCAATACTGTCATTTAAATTTACCAGTAGAATAGACATTATTAATTTTATAAGACGTAGAATAGAGCCAGTATTTACTGAGGCTGAAGTTTATAATTTTTATTTTACAAACTTTGATAAGATACTGTTTACAGATGTTAACACAACATGGCAATCAGTAACCACAGCCACAAGTACAGGTTATTTTAAAAACATCATAGATAATTCTCAACTTAGAGTGGGCAGTTATTCTACCAGCAACTTGAAATATGCTTTGATCAATGCGACTGTGAAGTTTGTACCCCCAACAGGATACAGATTTAAAAAAGGCAAATTAGTAATAGCCAATGCCGCCGATGCTGATCAAACAGAATACATATGGACAAAAATTGTCAAAGTCACAGGCGACGGTAGTTATGTTAAGGGTCTAGGACCAATCACCCTCAATGAACCTGTTCCGACTGGGGCTATTGCTCAACGCATAGTACCGAGATTTGTCAGCGATTTGTCCGTGGCTCTAGAGACCGAAATTGTCAACCAAGTGTTTGATAATCAAACTTTTGCACTACGATACGAAATTACAGAATCGCAATGGAAATTGATAACATCTAGCAATTTAAATCTCACAAATGATTTTACATTAGGCAAAGCCGGAGACACCACTAACACCAACATCGATAGTTCGTGGATCGTGGCGTTTGTGAAACAGCCTGACAGTTACACAGTTAGAATTAGAAAACAGTCTTATATTTTTGGAAGTGTAAATCAAAATCGATTCTATTTCGATAGCAACGAAAAACGCTACAACGATCAAGTGGGTGCAGTGGTTAAGGATCAAATCACTGTATTAGGAATTAACACTTCGAAAGATTTTATTACTCAATTAAAACAAGATGTGCCGTTTGAAGTCAGCGACACAATAAAATTTGATGATGGGTACGAAAGCACTACTGAAATTAAATTAAGTTTTAGAGATTCGGATGACGATGGAGTTATAGATAATCCAGAAGCATTTGAAAACATTGTTGGTCTAAATCAGGATTTAAATTTTTTATTTTTCCTATCGTCCAACGACATTTACGGATCAAAAATTCAAACCCTTATAGATAACTCAACTGACTTGATTTTGATTAGACCAAGAGAAGCTGGAATTGATTTCAACGACACTGTGACATATCCGGATCAGCAGTTGATATATTTCTATGATTCTGCTGAAGACGTTGTAAAACGAGTCAATCGTACAACCAATACATTAAACATTGCCAACGAATATACAGCTGTAATTGGTAGAAGAAATTTAAAATTTCAATACCTTCACAATGCCAGTGTGGATAGAAGGATAGATCCGTCTACCAGTAATATCATTGACATCTTTTTGTTGATCAGAAGTTATGACGAAAGTTATAGAACATATCTCGCAGGCGGAACAGACATAGAACCTGTAGCGCCTACCAGCGAATCATTAAGGACTACTTTTGGTACCGCATTAGCATCGATTAAAAGTATCAGTGATGACATCATATATCATCCTGTAAAATATAAAATTTTATTCGGCGCTAAAGCAGAGCCGCAATTGCAGGCAGTATTTAAAGTAGTAAATAATCAAAGTCGATCAATCAACGACAACGATCTCAAAGTTCGAGTGATCACTGCTATCAACAGTTTCTTTGACATCAACAATTGGGACTTTGGTGATAGGTTCTATATGGGTGAATTGACCACATATATCTTAAACACAGTAGCACCGGATCTTGCTAACATAGTTATCGTGCCAAGACAGACTACTCAATCATTTGGCAGTCTTTTTGAAATACAGAGCCGATCCGATGAAATATTAATCAGCGCAGCTACAGTAGATGATATAGAAATCGTCACCGCAATCACAGCATCTGAAGTAGGCGCAAGCATCAATTCTATGGTATCAACCACTTACTAATATGGCCAATAAAATTTTTCCTAACAGTCAATTACCTATACGCAGATCAGTAGAACTACTACCAGTAATTTTTCAAACTCCTGCCAACGATAAATTTTTATCCGCGGTAGTTGATCCGTTAATACAGCCCGGAGTATTAGACAAAGTTGTTGGATATATCGGTCGTAGATACGACAAAACTTTCAATGGTAAAGATGTTTATGTTGACACTGACGCTACCCTACGTAGCAGTTATCAACTTGAGCCTGGTGTAATATTTAAAAATCATGATAAGATAGAAAATTTCTACGACTATGTTGATGTTAAAAATCAATTGAAATTTTTTGGTAACACTATTGAACGCGATGACAAAATTACCGGCCAAACTCATTACACCTGGGATCCCCCAATAGACTGGGATAAGTTCATCAACTATAGAGAATATTACTGGGAACCTCTTGGATCACGCAGTATTAACATTACAGGTCAAAGTGCCATAGTCAACAGCACATATAAAGTTGTGTTAGGCACTACTAAAAATTCATTTGTATTCACACCCGATGCATATACTAATAATCCCACGCTAACTCTATATCGAGGCCAAACCTATAAATTTCGTGTAAATGCCCCAGGGGAAGGTTTAGTAATTCGCACTAATTTTGATACAGGTAGTTTATTATTTCAACCTACTAGAAGTTACCCACAAGGCAGTGTAGTGGTATATGATTCAAAACTATGGCGGGCCAAACGAGATGTTACCAGTCTAGATGCAAGTTCGATCACTATAGACAGCGAAGATTGGCAATACATTGAACCAGCCAGTGCGGGCAATTCGTTAGATTATAACAAAGGAGTAACCAACAACGGAATTGAAAACGGTATATTGACTTTCGATGTGCCGTATGATGCACCAGACACGCTGTATTACCAAGGTAAAATCACACCAGATGCGTTTGGCAGATTCGTTATTGCAGACATAGAAGAAAATACCTTTGTCAATGTAGGCATTGATATCATTGGAAAAACTACGTATATCAGCGGTAACGGAGTTGAATTCAGTAACGGAATGATTGTAGAATTCACAGGCAATGTTACACCTGAAGCTTATGCGACCGATACATGGTTAGTAGAAGGTGTAGGCACAGCTATTACATTGACTAGATTTAGCGATCTTTCAGCACCGATACTTAGTACAGCAGTACCTGAAGTATTATTTGACAATGAAGGATTCGATACACAGCCATTCGATGATGCTACAGAATATGCCGCATCGAAAGATTATATAACCATCGCAAGAGATAGCGCAGATAATAATCCATGGAGTAGATACAATCGTTGGTTCCATAGATCTATTTTAGAAAAAGCATATCAGTTAAGAGGTCAAGATTTTCCAGCCAACGAAACAGCAAGAGCCAAACGACCAATTATAGAATTTCGAGCTGGACTGCAATTATTCAATCATGGAGTGGTTGCCAAGCAGAGTGTGGATTACATCGATACCGCAACCACTGATGTGTTTTCTATTATCGAAGGATCTAGAGGATACAACATAGACGGTGAATTTCTATTTGACGGTGCAAGAGTATTATTTGTAGCCGACCAAGACAACTTAGTCAACAATAAAATATACACTGTAGAGTTTATCACTCACAATAATTCTAAACAAATACATCTTAGAGACAGTGATGACTCTGAATCAATTCTCGGTCAGTGTATCACAGTAAGACGAGGCAAGAAAAACAAAGGACTGATGTTTCATTTTAACGGAACTGATTGGGTATCGAGTCAACCTAAAATTGCTGTGAATCAAGCGCCATTGTTTGATGCATTTGATAGCAACGGAATCAGTTTTGGCGACCATACAACTTATCCAGATTCGGAATTTATAGGTTCAAGTATATTGAGCTATAAGCCAGGCAACGCGAGAATTGACAAAGAATTAGGTATTCAAATCAGCTATCTCAATATAGATAATATAGGCGATATCGAGTTTGACTACAACTGGGATGTTGATACATTCCGTTATACTATTAACAATCTACCAATAGACAAAAAAATATCTACAGGATTCTACAGATTAGGATCTAATAACTATGCCAATGGATGGAAGCAATTAAATTCTAAATATCTACAACCTATAATAGATAACCAACTGGTAAGCACACCTACTGATACTCTGACGTTTGCTACGATACGATGGGAAAGTTTAACCACTGAGCCTGAAATAAACTTTTACCTGAATGGCATAAAATATACAGGTTCGTGGACAAGAAAATTAGGAACGTTTGTATTCGGTACAACATTTGCAGTCAACGATGTTGTAGTGATCAAACTTATTACCGATGTCGACCCAGATCAAGGTTATTATGAAATTCCTGTTGGATTAGAAAAAAATCCGTTTAACTCACCTATAAAATCTTTTACGTTAGGAGAGGCTGTTGATCATATAGCCAGTGCGATAGAATGGGACAAAGAATTTACAGGAACACTGCCCGGAGTCAGCAACCTTCGAGACCTTGAAGATTATAGACTGTATGCCAAGCGATTTTTAAAACACAGCGGTAACACACCGTTGGCTGTGATGACATTGTGTGATAAGACTCACAATATAGTTAAAGCTATCCAACATGCAAAAAAAGAATATACAGATTTTAAAAACAATTTCTTACAAAGAGCCACAGAAATTGATTATAACGATCAAACAATTGATTTTGTCGATGACATAATTAACAGTCTGACTTCAGTAAAAACAGTACAAGATGCTTTTGCAGATTCAGATATGATCGGCGCAGGCGCATATACTGCCTTGACAACAGTAGTAGAAGATACTGGTATCACTACATTTACATTGTCAGAAAAATTTGATTTGACAACTCTCAGCAGCCGAGCAGTGTATGTTTATAAAAACGGGTTACAACTTATAAACACTCAAGATTACGAGTTTGACTCTGCATTCAGTTTCATGACAATCACAACGCCTTTAGCAGAAGGCGATATAATTGAAATTAGAGAATATCTCAGCACCTCTACTAATTTTATTCCACCTACACCTACTTCTATGGGGCTGTACAAAAAATACACCCCAATGAAATTTCTCGATGACACCTATCAAGAACCTAGATATGTTATACAAGGTCACGACGGCAGTATCACAGCAGCCTACGGAGATTTTAGAGATGACCTGTTGTTGGAATTAGAATTACGTATCTACAATAATATCAAACAAGAATATGATTCTGCAGTATTCGATATAGATCAAATATTAGCCGGTTATTACGGAGTAGGCGAATATTCTAAGAATCAGTTAGACATGATTGTGGTACAAGATTTTTTAAAATGGATTCAGAATACTAATATCAATTATACAAGGAATGATTACTTCGACAGCGAAAACTCATTTACCTATACCTATTCAAACATGTCGGACCCTACCAAGACTAAAAATATTCCTGGTTGGTGGAGAGGGGTATATCAACATTTTTATGACACTGACCGACCACATCGATGCCCTTGGGAGATGTTAGGATTTAGTCAACAGCCTTCTTGGTGGCAGGCAGAATACGGAGCAGCCCCGTATACCAGCAACAATTTAGTTTTATGGGAAGACCTCGAAGCTGGAATAATTCGGCAGGGTGTTCGAGCTGGCAGATATGACAGGTATAAACGCCCCGGTCTTGTTTCGCACATTCCTGTGGACGGCGACGGAAAATTGCTGAGTCCGCTGGATTCTAATCTTGCCCAGGACTTTTCATTAATTAATAATCGCGGACCGTTTGTGTTAGGAGATGTAAGCCCGGCAGAGTATGCATGGAGATCTAGTTCTGAATGGCCATATGCGATAGTCACTGCTATGTGTTTAATGAAACCATTCGAATACATACCTGATAATTTTGATAGATCAAGAATTGTAAAAAACAAATTAGATCAGTATATAAATTCAACCACAGGGCTGTTTGTAACTATTGCAGATATTGCACCTTATGTGACAGATTCTACATCAGTAGGATTGGTAAAATATCTAACCGGTTATACTAAATCTCAAGGATTATCTAAGGATAGCCTACAGGTTAAAATAGAAAAATTAGATGTAGCTCTCAGTTTTAGAATGAGCGGGTTTGTGGATCAACAACAGCAAAAATATTTGTTAGATTCAAAAAATCCTTCGGCAACTACTTCCAGTATCTTTATTCCGCCAGAAAATTACGATATTGTGTTTAACATCAGCAGCCCAGTGACCACAGTTAGTTACAGTGGTGTGAGATTAGAAAAAACTTCAGGTGGCTGGATTGTAGCAGGATATGATGATATTCATCCTTACTTTAACTATCATCAAGCTCAGGCCAGCAGTAAAGATCCTATAATTTCAGTAGGCGGTGTTAGTGAAGCATTTACAGATTGGATCGAAGATAAGAATTATAACAATGGTACATTAGTGAGATACCAGAGTAATTTTTATCGAGCATTAAAAACTCACCGCAGCGTCGGAGACTTTGATCGTGCCCTATGGCAAAAATTAGGGAATGTGCCTAAGATAGGTGCAATCGAAGCGCAACGTAGACGAGTATTCAACACCATCACTGTAAAACAAATCAGCTATGGAACACTGCTGACCAGTATACAGGAAGTAGTGGATCTATTATTAGGATATGAAAGCTATCTTAAAACACAAGGTATTGTATTTGACAGTTATGATCCTCAAAATTCTACCAGTCAGGATTGGCTCAGCGCCGCCAAAGAATTCATGTTCTGGTCTAAGCATAATTGGGACCTGGGTGCTATTATTGCTCTAAGCCCATCTGCACAAAAATTAAAAATTTCTATACCTGTAGGAACACCGGATAATCTGCTTGACGGATTTTACGACTATCAGATCCTTAAGGGCGACGGAACTCCGTTGGCTCCAAGATTCCTTAATATTAATAGAAGCTTTCAATCTCTAGATATAGAAACCACAAATACCACTGACGGCATTTATTATGCAAGACTGCATTATGTAATAAAAGAACACGTTACTGTGTTTGATGATCGTACAGTATTCAATGACATAATCTATGACAAACCTACTGGGTATCGTCAAGGCCGTATTAAAATGCAGGCCTTCCGCACAGTGGATTGGGACGGTGACTACACCAGTCCAGGCTTCTTGTTTGACAATGTTGATATACAGACTTGGCAACCTTTTAAAGATTACAAACTAGGAGACATTGTTTCTTATAAATCTTATAATTGGACCAGCCTTGTAAGTCAGTTGGGTGTGGAAACATTTAACGATGCCAACTGGTCAAAACTGGATTCAAAACCTGTGAAACAGTTGGTGTCAAACTTTGATTACAAGATAAAACAATTCAGTGATTATTTTGAAACTTCATCTCAAGGACTAGATCAGAGTCAACGAGAATTGGCCAGACATGCAATTGGCTATCAACAGAGAGACTATCTACAAAATCTTGCGGAAGATCCTGTAAGCCAATTTCAGCTGTATCAGGGATTTATTAGAGAAAAAGGCACAGCAAACAGCGTAACTAAAATTTTTAATAAACTGAGTAGGTCGGGGTCTGACAGCGTTGTGCTCAATGAAGAATGGGCGTTTCGTCTCGGTCAACTGGGCGGTACTGATCAGTTTTCAGAGATTGAAATTCAAATCGAAAAGAATAAATTCAAATTAAATCCACAACTACATCTGGTTACAGCTAATGAAACAGCCAACGTCTTAGATCAGTATTATAGATTTACTGCTAATGATTTTACAATTTCGCCAATCCCGTACACTGTAGATATTTTACCAACCACGCTGGATCTGGAACCAGAATTCACTGCCGGTTATGTTAGCTCAGGACAATATCAACATGTGGTTGGTTCATTAGATCAGTTAACATCTCTTGATATAACCACAGTCGATGAAAACGATCATATTTGGGTGACCTTTAATCAAGACAGCTGGCAAGTGCTGCGAGTTAATGAGTCACCTCTGTTGTTTGTTAATGAGGCAGTGCGTATAGATGATACCACAGTTACACTGACATTGAATAGACCGCATTCGGTAGCAGTTGATGACTATATCGGGTTCCGCGAAATTGTTAACCTTAGCGGATTTTTTAAAGTCAGCGCAGTAACTAACACTACAATAACAGTTGTGGTCAGCGCAGACGTCGATGATCCTGAGTTAGATTCTAGTACTACTGTGAATATACAATTATTGACCACAGCAAGATTTGCAGACTATGCAGCGGTTGATCAGCATCCAGCAGCATTATTGAAAAATAAGTCAACGGTATTCGTAGATAACAATGGCGATGATTTGTGGGAAGTAGTACAGAAAAATAAATTATACACTGCAAAAACCATAGAAGATTTTGGTACCTCGTCTCCGCTGCTTGCAGGATCTAAAGTCATTTATGACAACATTAACAAACACATAATCAGTAGTATACCGGGCTCGGGATTTGTGAATGTTTATGTAGAAACTCCTACCGGGTTAGTCTTAAAACAGATCATTGCTCCACCTATAGGATTCTTCGATATAGCATTAGGATCGTTCGGCCAAAAGATGGCAGTTAGCCCAGACGGAAAATTCCTTGTAATAGGAGCTCCAATCGCCAGTGGTGTTATTAACAGGTATATGGGCGAATGGCAGACTGAATTGGCCTATGAACAAAACGATATTGTATTGTATGGCGGCAGACTTTACAGAGCCTTAAACGCTAATGGAAACTTTGCAGGATTAGGTGATGGCAGCACTCAGATAGCCATCAATTCTGACGATTGGGTTCCACACACCACAGTTATACCTGCTGAAACATCGGGACGTAACACTGGATATTATCAGCAAGGTATGGTGGCGGTTTATGAATTTATCAGTGGAAGATATGTTAACGTCACAGCATTTGTTTCACCAAGACCCACAGACAACGAAAAGTTTGGATCAGAAATCACCATCGGAGTAAACGGTACCAACTATTATCTAGCAGTATCAGCAATAGGATCTTACAACAATACAGGTCGAGTCTATCTTATCAAATATACAGGTACAGAGTGGATACACATGGAAAATCCTCTGTACAAAGGAATATACAATCTATTTGATTCGTACAAACAAGGCGACATAGTATGGCAAGCTGCACAAGATCCTATTTTAGAAACAGTGCGTGGTAATCTATGGCAGAGCCTTGACGGATCAACCTCAGACGGCAGCACGATAACTTTAGAGTCACAGAACTGGTTAAAGGTCAGTAACATATCTACTCACTGCTCGTTACCAACTAACATCTCTGTGGAAGACGACGGGTCTACTACAGAGTTTACAACCACTGGTCTTTTAACTAATTCACAAAAAGCAGAATTAGTCAAGCAAGGTGATCAGTTTGGATTCTCTATGGCCATGAGCAGAGACGGTAGCATATTGGTTATCGGTGCGCCTGACAGTGATGGTCAATATTTTGCAAACTATCGAGGCGTATGGCGCGGAGATGTAGAATACGTTGAAGGTGAAGTAGTGCGCCACCGCGGTTCTCCAGGAGATGCATATCAATATTATCAACTAGGAGACGCATTTTTAGGACCAGACAGCACATACCGCAGCTACAATGAAGACCCATCCGATAGTGCAAATTGGCAACAAGTTGGTGATAGCACAACTACCTCCAGCGGTAAGATATTTGTGTATAAGAAAACTGCATATGATTCTTATGAATTTACTCAAATGATCAACGCAGCGACATTGGCGTCATTCACTGACATAGATTCCGGATTAGTAATCAGCACAGGCGATCAATTTGGATTCAGCATGGATATGGATGCAAATGGCACAATGCTGGCAGTTGCCAGCCCTCGGGCAGATGTAAACTATCAGGATCAGGGTGCTGTATATGTTTTAGAATTAGATCAGCCAGTGACTGAATTCCGTGTTAAACAACGTTTACAAAGTTATGAAATCTATACCAACGAATATTTTGGTTTTGCTGTTTCCACAAGCCCAGACGGTTCGAAGATAGCCATTGGGGCAAGAAATGCTAGAACCCCATTCCCTGTAAACTTTGATTTGTTAGAAGGCACAACATTTGACAACAGCAGAACAAGATTTTATGTAGAACAAGGGTTTACAGGCGGAGTCTACGTATTTGATAAAAAAGATCAAGTATTCTTCTTGACAGAAAAACTAGACAGCGATCTTCAGGCAGACGAATCATTCGGTCACAGTATTGACTGCGTGGGTACAAAATTATTGGTAGGCTCTCCTTATCATAAAAATGACATAACAAATACCTATCAAGGGATAGTGCGATTGTTTACAGCAAGCACAAGTGGAGCAAGTTGGACAGTGTTGGCAAGTCAACAGCCATTGGTTGATTTAAGAAAAATAAAGAAAATTGAACTCTATGACAACGCCAAAAATGTAAAAATACAAGATGTAGACTATATTGATGCAGCTAGAGGAAAAATATTAAACATAGCTGAACAAGAAATAAAATATAAAACTCCTTATGATCCTGCAGTATACACTATAGGTACAATAGAGGTGGTAGTAGATACTGCTATAAATTGGTTGGAAAAAAATGTAGGCAAATTATGGTGGAACACAGGAACATCTAAGTTTCAATATGCAGAACAAAAAGATTCTGCCTACAGAACAGGAAATTGGAATCAAACAGTTCAAGGCGCCAGTGTCGATGTTTATGAATGGGTAGAGACAGTGTTATTACCTAGCGAATGGGCAGCGTTAGCTGATACTAATGCCGGCTTGGCTCAAGGAATCAGCGGTCAACCGTTGTATCCTAATGATGATGTTTATAGTGTGAAATTTTTCTTCAGCCCTACTACTGGGCAAGTTTCAGAAACACTGTATTACTATTGGGTGCGTAGCAAAGCTGTGACACCGGCAAACATGCCCGATCGTACAAGATCAGCGGCCGAAGTAGCCGACCTAATTGCTAATCCTGCCGGGACTGGGATTGCGTTTATAGCATTTTTGCAGGCAGACAAATTCTTAACTTATAATTTTAAATCAATAATGCAGTCTGATACTGCATTGATAAATCTACAAATTAGAAAAAATCTAGAATCACAAATTCCTGTACATAATGAATATCAATTGTTGACAGAAGGAATAGCAGATAGTTTACCTTCTGCAACATTGGAAAACAAATGGATTGACAGTCTTCTTGGCACAGACATTGCTGGTAATCGAATTCCAGATGCAGCATTGCCAGCAAAACAAAAATACGGTATACAGTATCGCCCTCGTCAGACTATGTTTGTTGACAGAATATTAGCATTGAAAATTGTTATAGAATACATCAATAATATTTTACGAAAAGAAACATTTGCAGAAATCATAGATTTTACCAACCTCAACAGCGTAGACGCTGTACCTAGCAGCAAGTTAAATCTGTATGATGTGGCAGTAGACACTGACGTTGATTTGCAAGCAGTGGGTACAACAAACATTAAACGTGCGATTCTAAGAGCTAATCTGATCAACGGAGAATTGGATACTATAGATATTATAGATCCTGGCTACGGATACAAACCTAGAGAATTGTTCAGTCAAGAACTGCCAGGCGTCTATCTCGGTCCTCCAGTAACTATATCAGGCGACGGTGTGAATGCTACAGCAGTGTGCCATATAGATGGACAAGGTCGAGTTATTCAAGCAGTGGTAACTAATCGAGGTAAAAAATACAGCAGTATAAACATTCAGGTTAGATATTTCTCTGTATTAGTAAATGCTGATACAACTTTGAATAACTTCTGGAGTGTGTACTCTTGGGATGACACAAGAAAAGTTTATTTCCGTAGTAAATCTCAGGCGTTTGATACAACAAAATATTGGAATAAAACAGATTGGATTAGAGACGGATATGATACTAATCTTAAAATTACCAAAGAATTTGTCAGCATTTACGAAATTGTTGACAGACAAATTTTAATTGGTGAAACTATAAAAGTCAAAGAGTATGCTGCTGGAGGCTGGGCTGTGTTTGAAAAAATATCAGATACTGCTGCTCTATTCTTAGATAGATATTTATTAATTAGTAGACAAAACGGTACAATACAACTCAGCTCTTCCTTATATGACACCGGTACTATTGGAGTAGGGTTTGATAACACACAGGCCTTTGATACCACTACGTATGATATCGAGAATGATCTAGAGTTAAGAAATATCTTTACAGCGATTAAGCAAGATATTTTTATTGGCGACTATGCTGTAGAATGGAATAAATTATTTTTTGCTTCTATACGACATCTACTAAGCGAACAGCAATACGTTGATTGGATATTCAAAACCAGTTTCCTAAATGCTACACATAATATTGGTGCGTTTGAACAGAAAGTCAATTATAAAAATGATAATTTACAGAGTTATCAAGAATACATCAATGAAGTTAAACCGTTTAGAACTACAGTTAGAGAATATATCAGTCGTTACGATACACCAGAAACATATTCATCTGCCGCAACAGACTTTGATTTACCACCAGTGTATTCAGTATTTGACGGTCGAGCAAATCCTGTAAACTCTTCGTCGGCAGAAATATCTCAGTACCCATGGAAATGGTGGGCGGACAACAATTCATATTCAGTGACCGCTATAGAAGTATTTCAACAGGGGTCAGGCTATAGTACCCCGCCCAAAGTTCTAATTGACGGCACAGGGTCCGGAGCCACAGCCAAGGCATTTATTTCTAATGGTAAAGTTTCTGGTATACAGGTATTAACTACTGGATCCGGATACACTGTAGCACCAACTGTCACATTAGTAGGCGGAAATCCTACTAATGATGTGCAGGCCAAAGCCGTGGCAATAATAGGCGATGCACATGTCAGAACATTTGATGTCTCGGTAAAATTTGATAGAATTTCCAAAACTGGAATCTACAACACATTTTCACAAACACAAACGTTTACAGCTACAGGAAGCTCTGCAGTATTTTTATTAAACTATGCGCCGACCAACGACAAGAGCAAAATCACAGTAACACGCACATCGTTCACAACTAACAAAACACAAGTGGTATTGGCCAGCGAGTATACTATAAGTTTGTATTATCAAACCACTGATAGTTATTCTTTATTGCGCGGCAAGTTGATATTTGATATAGCTCCTACGAAAAATGACACCATCACAGTGAGCTATGATAAAAATATCACACTGTTTGATGCAGTGAACAGAATCAATCAATCGTATTCACCTAAAGAAGGCATGATTGGAAAAGAACTTAATCAGTTAATGACTGGTATTGATTTTGGCGGCGTACAGATACAAGGTACTACATTTGACGTCACTGGTGGATGGGATGCTCTACCTTGGTTTACTGACAATTGGGATTCAGTTGAGACCAGTGCAGATTATTATTTTATAGTTGATGGCATACGATCTTTTGTTGACTCTACAGCAATATATTTGAAAGATGAAATTGTGGAAGTCAACGGTATATTGTACAAAGCACTAAAAAACAGTGTTGACACCGCAGGCAATGTTATTATTCCTGTTATTTCACAAGAATGGCAGTTGTTCTGGGAAATATTTACAGTGAGATTACCGTATGTACCAGCTGCGGGTCAAAAGATCAATATCTATATCAAGCGTAAAAACACCAATATCACTGTACGAGTGGATGACGAATTTTACACAGCTAACAATGATTCCAGTACAGGTGTGAATCCCTCTGCAGAAATGCCAACATTTGTAGGTAACGGCATTACTGATGGAATTCAAATTGGTCAATATCTGTTGGTGAATAATGAAGATACATTGATTTTCCGACCTATAGAAAGCGACGGTAGTGTGTCTATAAATGATAATAATATTTTAGATACTAGACTCACTGGCGGATCATTGTCAAGTATAAGCGGAGCCTATGTTACTGCTACTGGATTTACCGCAGAAGAAATTGCTATTACTGGTGGTAAGTTCATAGATCCTACAGTGGTGCCAGCACCTGAAGAAAATGTTCCAGGCCAGGTTATAGAAAGTGTGTCAATTAAAGTATATAACAACACAGTGTCTGGAGCAGCATCACTGCATTCTAACGTAAAGATTGCTAATGGAACAACCACACAGTTTTCTATAGGGCAACCTGTGTTGGAAAACAAATCAGTTTTTGTATATGTAGATAACACACCAAGAACTATAGACATTGATTATACTGTTGATCTAAAAACTAATACTGTGAATTTTATCACAGCACCATTAGTGGATAAGTTAGTGGAAATACTCAGTATAGGAATCGGCGGTGTTGGTATTTTAGATTATCAAAGCTATATTGCAGATGGAGTTACTGGTTTATTTTTGACTAACGCCAATTATGATAACACCAGCAATATATTTGTAAGTGTGAACGGAACCCAAGTAGATGTAGGATTCCGTAACAGCACAGATGTAATCGATGCCGTGGGAAAAACTTTAGTAGATTTTGGAATAATTCCACAAGCAGGAGATGTAGTAAAAATAATATGTTTAGAAGCCAGTGCCGATGTAGACAGTTCAGGACTATCGTTGGTGCAGGTTAATACACAGACTTTCTATTACGAAGGCAGTACTAGAAGTTTTGATATTGACGGATTCAGTGAATTAAACCGAGGATCAACATTGTCTGCTGTGTTGGTAGAAGTTGACGGTTACCTTGTAAAAGGACCCGATACTTTATATGCGGTTTATGATGGATCTAATAATGTCTTCCAACTTGGCACAGACCCAATCGAACCTGGCGGTAGTATATTGCCTGCTAATCTACAAGTTATAGTAAATGACCAACTTAGAACATTTATTGTAGACTACACTCTAGATGGTCCTGCCAAGGTGATAACTCTGAACCCGTCAAAATTATCAATCGGAGATCACATCAAGATTGTTAATGATTTAAGAGCAGAATATTCCATTGACGGAAATACCATTGCAATTTCTGCAAGTTATCCAATGACCAGCGTTAACGAAACAGACAATGTTCCAATAATAGTGACTTGGTTTGGCGAATATCCGTCTATGAATATTATTCAAGATGAAAACAGCGGTGGCCGCCTTCAGTATCAACTATCTCGGCCACCAATTGCAGGCAGTTATGTATGGGTGTACAAAAACGGACACCGCCTTAGCCAAGACAAAGATTATTATGTGAGCTTGCCAAGAGCAGTAGTTTACCTCACAGAAAATTCTTTACCTACTGATGACATAAAAATTATTAATTTTAGTAATGATATTTTTAAATTGCCATCGGCATATGAAATACACAAAGACATGTTGAATGTATTCCATTACAACAGATTCTCAAAAGCTGAATGCAAATTAGCTCAGGCACTAAACTACTTCGATGCCACGATATTGGTCACAGATGCTGCTGACTTGTCTCAACCTATTGCCAGCAGAAATATACCGGGTGTTGTGTTTATCGATGGAGAACGTATTGAGTACATGACTAAATCAGGTAATACATTAGGTCAACTGCGTAGAGGAGCTCAGGGTACATCTATAGCACAAATACATGCTCGGGGTACATCTGTGATTGATGTGGGACATAGTGAAGTTATACCATATAACGAAACTCAGCAGAGAACAGACTTTACCAGCGACGGTAGTACACTACTGATAGGCCCTTTGGATTTTGTGCCTCAAAAAGCATCAAGAAGCGGTGTATGGTATAGAAACACTATTCCGTCTACTTACGGGCCTTGCGATCAACTAGAAGTATTTGCTGGTGGCCGAAGATTGAAAAAAGATCCACAGGCTGTATATATAGAAACCAACGGTGCAGCCAGTCCAGCAGCAGACGAAACACAAGAAGCAGAATTTAGTGTAGACGGTGCTACTGCACAAATAAGACTAACAGCTGCATTGCCAGCAGGCACACGAGTAACTGTGCTAAGAAGACAGGGTAAAACATGGCATAGCAGAGGCGAGACCACAGCTACAGACGGTGTTAGCCTAATAGATGCAGACACTGCTATAGCTAGATTCATTGTGGAAAAGACCACAGCTATACCTGAATAAATACATGATGGAACAAAAAGAGATCAAAATGCCAAATAATCAAGATCAGCAAGCAACTACTTCTCAATCCCGCCCTAACGAAACCGGCGGGTTTCACTTCGAAGGGCATATTAAAATTCATGATCCCGAAACCAAAGAAGTTTTTGTGGATAAACGCAATGCCATTCACTATGAAAACATGAGCGTGGCCATGGTTAACAGTCTTAGTAATCAAGGGTACGGCACAGTATATCAAATGATTTTCGGCACAGGCGGAACAACGGTAGACCCTACGGGGCTTATCACATATCTTACACCTAACACAGTTGGTGTGAATTCCGGACTGTACAATCAAACCTATCAAAAAGTAGTGGATCAAAATGCTATCGAAAATCAAGATCCTATTCGAAATAAAATGCAGATACGACATATCAGCGGAGCTACCTACAGTGATATTTTGATTAGCTGTTTGTTAGACTACGGTGAGCCATTGGATCAAGAAGCCTTTGATAACAGTGTAGATATGAACGGTTCGTTTGTGTTTGATGAACTGGGATTAAAAAGCCTCGGGCCAAATACCACAGACGGAAAGCTGTTGACACATGTGATATTTCACCCTGTGCAAAAAAGTTTGAATAGATTACTGCAGATAGACTACACTATACGTGTGCAGAGTTTAACTGGCTTTGCTGAGGTTTAATCATGCCATACATAGTTAATTTTACAGACAACGAAAACAAAAGTCCAATTACGGTATTTGACAATACTTCAAGTACAGATACCAGTCTTAAATTTCCTGGTCGTAATGTCACCGGGTACGGTCAGATAATTGCAGAAAACTTTTTATCACTGCTGGAGAATTTTGCCTCCACTAATCAACCCGTAAATCCGGTAGAAGGGCAATTGTGGTATGACAGCACCAGTGGACAACAGACTTTAAAGATCTGGGATAATACTGCATGGAAAGCAGCATCTGGTATACAAAAAGGTGTCAGTCAGCCTGCAGTCGAAGACAGTAAAGTGGGTGAACTCTGGGTAGATACCACTAATCAACAACTGCGTATTTTCACAGGCACACGATGGATTTTAGTTGGACCAGTTGAGAGTTCAGTAGGCGGATTGCGCTACGGTCCAGTCATAGAAAAAATTGCAGACTCGGACAACGTAGATAGATTTATATTAGTATTTTTTATTGCTGATATTCCTGTGATCATCTTCAGTAAGGATAGTTTTACTCCTAAGACTATTATTACTGGTTTCGACACAATTAGATCAGGAATAAACATCAGCGCACCTGCTACTTCTGGAGAAATAGCAAATTTCGTAGGAGGATTTTTACCTATACTCAACGGTACAGCTAAAAATGCTCAAGCATTATCAGTTGGCGGTGTAGAAGTAGCTGCGGGAAACTTCCTTAGAAAGGACACTGTCAATGTCACTGATTTTGAAATAAAAGTAAAAAACAACAATGGTATTTCTATTGGTATTGATGAAACATTCAAGTTGTTGTCTACAGAATCATCGAGCAGTATTTATAATTCTGCTGCCGGTAGTTCGATCGATTTGCAAACTAATAGAAATGGAATACCTGCAACCATAATTAGAGTGATTGATAACCGAGTAGGCATCAATCAAGATAACCCGCAAGAAGCATTGGATTTATTGGGTAATATCAAACTCACAGGAACACTAACAACTACAAACACCACAGCCAGCACCAATTTAAATAACGGCAGTATACAAACTCTAGGCGGTGTGGCAATCGCTAAAAATTTGATAGTTGGTGATGGCATAGATGTCACTGGAATTTTGCAAACCAACACCATACAACCGAAAATTACCAACACTTTTGATTTAGGTACACCCCTTAGAAGATTCAACAATGTACGTGCTAAAACAATCACGGCAGATATCATCCAAGGCGTGTTAGAAGGTAACATCAGTGGCAATGCTAACACCGCCACATCATTAAGCACAGTTACCAGTTTTCAATTAGCAGGTGATGTTGTATCTCCTGCAATATTATTTGATGGTCAGTTAGGATCTGCAACCAAAGTTTTCAACGCTACGTTGACTGCTAATATTATCGCAGCCAAGGCAGAACCGTCGCCTAATCGAGGTAAGAAAGGCGATTTCTTATTGACCTACAGACCCAGCGAAAGTACATTGGCCAGTTCAGGACTTTTGAAACAGACTAGAGAACGATTCATGGCTGATTTGGCTGTGCCAATTGGTGCGATAATGCCTTATGCTGGCGGAACCATACCTGACGGATATCTTTTGTGTGACGGCAGTGAAGTTGAAAGATCAAAGTATGGAGATTTATTTGACATCATTGGTGTTACCTTTAACGGTACTGCTCCTCTAGCAGGAGTAGGTACTTATCGATTGCCGGATTTACGAGGTAGGTTTGCTCTAGGTAGAGACAACATGGACAATGCAGGGACTGTACCATCAAGTGCAGGTCCGTATGTAGATGCAGGTGGCGGATTTGCAGGCCGTGTGCCAGACGTGCAGGCCACAATTCTTGGAGGGTCAGCAGGACTAAGCTCAGTGTCATTGACTTTGGCTAATTTACCTGAGCACAGTCATTCGTTGTCAACTCCTACACAAGACTATTCTGCAGTCGCGCTAACAACAACACTTGATCCGTTGGCTACTTCTGGACTTGGACCAACAGCACCTGGTCAAGCTCAGTATCTCAAAGACAGCGGCAACATTAAAAAACCAGCAGGAGTTACTCTTGGAACTGCTGTGGGCTTGATGAATCCGTTTTTGGCAATGAATTATATAATCAGATCCGGCCCACCGGCATTCTAATAGGTAAAATAACATGGCATATCAGATTAACAAAACAGACGGAACTATAGTTGCTACAGTTGCAGACGGTCAAATCGATGATCGATCAACTGCAATTACCTTGATCGGAAAAAACTACAGTGGGTTTGGAGAAATATTCAATGAAAATCTAATTCAATTATTAGAAAACTTTGCAGATTCAACACCGCCAGACAATCCTATCAGAGGACAAATATGGTTTGACTCTAGTCAATCTAAGTTAAAGGTATACAATGGATTAGATTTTGTACCAGTGAGCTCTGCTACTATTTCAGGCTCGCAGCCATCAACACTGGCCACAGGTGATTTGTGGTATGACAATGTAAGACAACAATTGTTTTTCTTTGATGGTACAGCAGCAGTATTGTTAGCCCCATCATACAGTAGTTCTCAAAGTCTTAGCGGTATCAGAGTTGACACTATTCTTGACACACTGAATCAAACCAGAGTTATTACAAGTTTGTACAACAACGGTATTTTATTAGGTATATTTGCCAAAGACAGCTTTACACCAAAAGTCGCTATCATAGGATTTACAGGCAGCATCGAACCAGGATTTAATGCAGGTACATTAGCAAATTTTAAAATACGTGCTACCTGTACTAACAGCGACAGTCTCGGCGGAGCAGCGTCTACTACCTATGTGCGAACAGACAGCTCTAATGCTATCAACGGTCAATTGCAGATCACTGTAGATTCGGGCCTGATAGTAGGATCAGCAGGTCAGGGATTGTTATTTGTAAATAGCGGCGACTTGGTGTTGGCTAATTCTTCTTCAGACAAGAATATCACACTTAGCGTGAATAAAGCAGCAACTCAAGAAAATGCCGTGGTAATAAATGCTGCCGCAAGAACCATAGGATTGTATCCTACAATTTCTTCAAGCACAGTTAATGTTGGCGGAAATTTAGTAATAACTGGTGACCTTACAGTAGAGGGCACCACAACTACACTGAATACCAGTATTTTCACAGTAGAAGATAAAAATGTTGTGATCGCTAATGTGGCCAGTCCTAGTAATAGCACAGCCGACGGCGCGGGTATTACAATCAAAGGCACCACAGACAAAACTATTGCTTACTCAGAATCCAGCAATTGGTTGGCTATATCAGACACATTAAATTTAGCGGCTGGCAAGGCACTATACATAGGTGGTACCAAAGTTATAGATGGTAACAGTCTTGGATCCGCTATCACAAGTATTCCGGGTGTGAGTTCGTTTGGTACACAGACTGTGGTAAACATTGGTCCTGGCGCTCCAGCAGTAACACAAATGAGGTTGGAAAATCACAGAATCAGCACAGTGTCATCTAATTTCGATATTGAATTAGAACCGGATGGTACAGGGAATGTGGTATTGATAGGATCGCCGAGGATCATAGGTATGGCTAATCCAACCTCTGCGCAAGACGCTGCGACTAAAGAATACACTGATAACAGAATAGAATCAAGACCATTGATTTTCTCAATTGATATATCTGACGGAAAATCTAACACATACATTATTGCTAACATTCTAAACAATCTTTCTCCTGTATCCGAATATCGTACAGGCACATATGCAAGAATACTATGTAGTTTGATCAGCAACAATGCACAGACATTAGAGATTAATTCTTTACCTCCAGCACTGTCAACATCAGCGTTCTTGACCAATCTCGGCGGAGCCAGCAGTTTGGCTATTACTAATATAAGTTTTCCAACAGCTACTATTGCCGCAAGCAGTGTGTCTGTGACAAGAATTATTAAATTGTTTCAAATAGTAGGAGGCGTGTGGGCATGGCAATCAGACACAGTGCTTCCTC